GGCAGAGAACGGCGACAGCGCCGGCCTGGTGGTGCTGGCCCCGCCAACGGTGCCGGGCGGAAAGTTCCGGGTGCTGGATCGCTTCCAGTTCCGGGGCATGGATTTCGAGGCGCAGGCCGAGAAAATCCGCCAGCTCACGCAAATCTATTGGGTCACCTATATCGGCATCGATACCACGGGCATGGGCACAGGGGTGGCGCAGCTGGTGCGCCAGTTTTTCCCCGGCCTGCGCACCTTCAGTTACAGCCCAGAGGTGAAAACCCAACTGGTGATGAAGGCCTGGGACGTGGTGCGCAAAGGCCGGCTTGAGTTCGACGCCGGTGCCACGGATATCGCCCAGGCGCTCATGGCCATCCGCAAGACGATGACGCCGAGCGGGAAGTCATTCACTTACACAGCAGGACGCAGCGAGGCGACCGGCCATGCCGATCTGGCCTGGGCGCTGTTCCATGCCCTGTTCAACGAGCCGTTGGAAGGCAGGACCTCATCCAACACGGCCATCATGGAGATTTGTTAGATGAGCAGAAAACGCAGTCGCGGCCAGCAGGTTGCTGTAGCCAAACCGCCGCTTGAAGGTGAAGTGTTGACCGGGCAGGGCGGGGCGAAGGCCGAGGCGTTCACATTCGGCGACCCGGTACCGGTGCTGGATGGGCGCGAGGTGCTCGATTATCTGGAGTGCTGGGCCAATGGCCGCTGGTATGAGCCGCCGGTTTCGCTGGATGGCTTGGCCAGGTCGACCAAGGCGAGCGTCTATCTGCAATCGGGCCTGAACTTCCGCCGCAATATGCTGGTGCGGACATTCAAGCCGCACCGGCTGCTGAGCCGCCAGACCTTCGAACAGTTCGCCATGGATTGGGGCTGGAGCGGCAATGCCTACCTGGAGAAGAAGGACAACATGTTGCGCCAGGCGATGGGCCTGCAGCCGGTGCTGGCGAAGTACGTGCGCCGGGGCGTGGATCTCGAGACTTACTTCCAGGTGCGCGGCTGGAAAGACGAACACGAGTTCAAGTCGGGCAGCATCGGCCACGTGCGCGAGGCCGATATCAACCAGGAGATTTACGGGTTGCCCGAATGGATGGCGGCGCTGCAGAGCGCGCTACTCAACGAGAGCGCCACGTTGTTCCGCCGCAAGTATTACCAGAACGGCAGCCACGCCGGATTCATCCTGTACATGCACGACGCGGTGCAGGATGAGAGCTTCGTTACCGACCTGCGCGAGGCGATGAAGAACAGCAAGGGGCCGGGCAACTTCCGTAACCTGTTCATGTATGCGCCTGGCGGGAAGAAGGACGGCATACAGCTCATTCCCATCAGCGAGGTGGCGGCCAAGGATGACTTCGGCGCCATCAAGAACATCAGCCGCGATGACCTGCTTGCAGCGCTGCGCATTCCGCCGCAGCTGATGGGCATAGTGCCGCAGAACGCCGGCGGCTTCGGCTCGATCAAGGATGCTGCAGCCATCTGGGCCATGAACGAACTGGAGCCGATCCAGGCCAAGCTGCTGCAGGTGAATGAGTGGCTGGGCGAAGAGGTGATCCGCTTCGACGAGTTCAGGCTCCCTGGCACCACTGACAGCTGATCAGCACCACCAGCCACGCACCAGCCGCCCACGGGCGGCTTTTTTGCGCCCGCTCGCCAGCCCAGGGGGTGGCAGGGGGTAGCAGCACCCGGCGCGCGCAGTCTTCCCCCCTCCACGCCTGCCCGCTAAACGTGTCGGAATTACTGCATGCCCGCGCAGGGCGCCAGACGGCCCGGGTTGGGGGCTACATGCAGCGTTCAGGCATCGGCAATACCCTGCGAATCCCTGCGCCGACGCCCTCTTATAGAGGCGTTCTGGTGGCGTATTGGGCGGCAAGGTTGAGAGGGTGTCGAGAAAGGGTAATTTCGGTAATGAGGGGTTCTGGCTGAGCTGTAGCCCGCGAAATTACTGGGCTTGCGCGATTACCTTGGAGGGTAAGTTTTGGTAATCCTAAAGGTAATTTTTTTGTATGTGCTTGTTTTTAAAGGCTTTTCTATTTTGCCATTCTGACTACTGCTTTAGGTAATCTCATAACCTTGTAATTACCAATTTATTACCTTGGCTAATCAGGTCTAAGCCATTGAAAACGCTGGGCTTTCTCCTTTCTCATCAGGCCAGATTACCAAAATTACCTTTTTCCTTTGCCTCAACATAAAACTGTGTAGAATCCCGCCCCCTGCCGTGCTGGGCGCTTACGCTTGTTCTCACTGGGAACAAGCTGGGAACAGATCCACGCTCACACACGCGCAACCAATCACGTGAATCAAGGCCTCCAGGCTATTCGCGGGGGTAGTGGTGAGTTCGAGTCTCTCCGTCCGCACCATGTACAAGCCAGTATTTCCGGGGGGTCTGGCCGGATCGCTTCTCAGAGGGGAGCGTTTTGGGAACACTTTGGGAATGGTGGAACGAAAAAGGCAGCCTGCGAGGGCTGCCTTTTGTCGTTTCTGAGGGGCTGGATTCACAGCTTTAGGGCGTGCTCCAGGAGCGGGATCATGTCCGGGCCGTCCTTGCTGATGTACTTGCCGTAATGGCGTTCAAGCATGGCAATGGTGGTGTGGCCCATCTGATCCTTGAGCCACTGCAGCGTGACGGCGCCAGTGGTGAGCAACTGGCTGGCGTAGGTATGGCGGCAGTTGTTCGGCCCTCGATAGCGCACGCCGGCCGCTGCCAGGTGTGGGCGCCAGAATCCCTTGAGCAGCATGTCCGAGCTGCTGTGCGCTGCGCCGGTGCTGGTGCAGTGAAAGACGAAGCGCAGCGCCTGGCGCTTCCTGGTCTTGTTATCCCGATCGAGCACTTCGACTTCCACCGGCTTGAGCTTCTGCGTGTGCATGGCCATCGCATGCAGCGCCTGCAGGGCGGGCTTGAGCAAGCGCACCTCGCGGTTTGACCGCCTGTTCTTCGTCACCTTGTACACGCCCCGCACTTGGCCGCGGCGGAACCTCACCGCGCCGGCCTTGAGGTCGACGTCTTCCCAGGCCAGCGCGATGGCCTCGGATACCCTCGGCCCGGTCCACAGCATGAACTGCGCGAGATACAGCTCCTGGAGCTTGTCCGTAGGCGTGCCGAGGATGGCGTCGATTTCCTCGCGGGTGAATGGGTCGACCTCGTCCGGGTCGGGCTGGCGGATGGTGATGCCCTCGGTCGGGTCATGTGCCGAGCGGTTGCGCGCGCGGTACAGGGTGAAAATCTGCTTCACCAGGCTGACGATCTCGCGCACCGTGCGGTTGTGCAGGGACGGCATCAGCGTCTTATGCACCCACTCCTGCAGGTGCAGGTGGTCGATGGCGTCGGCCTGCTCGTCGCCCCAGCGCGGGCGGATGTGCGTCTCCACCTTGCTCTTGTAGGTGCGGAAGCCGGACGGCGCCATTTCGTTGCGCTTGATCTCTAGCCACAGGTCCATGTAGTGGCCCAGGGTGTTGGTTTTCACCCTGGGCGAGTCGGGGAAGTGGCGGGCGTAGCTGAAGGTGCCCGCCTTGATTTCGTACTCGATCATGCCGACCAGGCGCTCGGCCTGGGCGATGTTTTCGGGCGTGGCGTCGCCGTTGAACGGCTCGCGGCACAGTTCGCCCTGATAACGGAAATACACACGCACGCGGTTGCCGCGTACCTCTACACCCTTTGCCATTTGCGCCCCCCGGCACAACGAAAGGCCCAGTGTATGGGCCTGAAATAAGCTCGGCCCACATTGGGGCCGAGAAGTTGCAGCGGCTGATTCTTGTCAGGTCAGCCATTCACTGCGCCGCTTCCACTGCCGGCGCATTTCCTCGATCAGCCGCTCGGCTGCAGCGGCACCGCGCTTGGCGGTGATCTTCTCGCGCAGCTCGTCGACCATTGCCTCGCTGGAATAGCCAAGGCGCAGCCAGTGGCGCGCCTCGCATTCGTGCATGTGGTGGCGGTCGGCCTGGTCAGCCATTGGCCACCTCCACGCGCTTGAACTCGACTACCCACACCCAAGGGTTAGCGTTCCAGCTGTCTGTGCCGTTGATCGATGACCATAGAATCGAGAAGAGCTCGCCAGGGGAATACCCGTTTCCGTC